CCACGGGCGAGGTTGTCGCCGTAGTGGTAAGTACCTACATCGCCCTCACGCTGGCGGGCAAGAATAGCTTTGCCAGAGCGTTCGTTAGAACCCATGCCAAGCGAGGCGTTGTACTGGCCTGTTGTGGCCTTGATGTCTTCAGCAGCGCCCGCCTTGGCTTGCAGCAGGCCGCTGGAGGCCATTGGAGGCTGTGCCCGCTGGGGTAGTGGCAACACAGCGCCTTGGCCGTCTGTAACATCTGGATTGACCTCCAGATACGGCCAGTTCTGGGTGTTGGCCGTCTTCCACTTTTCCTCGTAGCCCTCAAACTGACCGCCGTAGCCGATAAACGGCGCTTTGGGGGCCAACGCCAGCATCTCGGCTTCTTGGCTTACCCAATAGTTGTACATGCGCTGGGCATCTTTGGCGTTTCGCACCAAGCCCGACACATACAACCGGCCATCGACTTCAAACTCGTTGCCGACAATGCGGATCACGGGGATCCACTTGCCTGCCCACTCGCGTTCTTCCAGAATCTCGTAACCGTTGATCTTGCAATATTTGACCTTGGGGCGCTCAGAAATGCGGTTGTTTTTGGGCTTGCCAAACATCTCACGCAGCATCTTGTCTTCGGGCGTGCCCTCAAACGCAGTCTGGTTGCCGGGATACAGGTTTAGCGTGGCTTTGTCGTAGTCAATGTAGTAATAATCCGCGAGTCGGATCGTGTCTTCATTGAGCCAGTTGGAGATCGACTGGTCGCCCACACCCAGCGACTGGAGCGTTGTGATGGGTGTTGAGTCTGGGTACATGCGCTCAAACTCAGCGCGTGTGACATCCTCGGTCACGAAGCACCACTTGGCATCTGCGCCAGTGGGGTCTTGCATGGTGGGGTCCATGTAGACTGAAAAGCTGTTACGCACACGGCCAATCTTGATGTCTTGGTCGAACGTGTTCGCTTCGCAATACTCGGTCAGCAGTCGGATGTAGCCTTCACCAAAAGCGACCTGGTTCTCGCAGGCTGTGTCGTAGGCCACATCGGCGTCCGACATATATTCGATATGCCGGATCATGCCGTTGAAAATCTCGGCCACTTTAACGTCTGCCTTGTCGTCAACGGGGATCACCTTGGCACCAGGACGGTTTTGGCGCTGGTCGTTGGTGACTTGGTGAACGTGCTGGGGCAGCTTGTTGATCGTCAGGCAGGGACGGGCGTTGATGGTCTGACCCTGCACCGCGCCACGGGTAGCCAACACATCGGCAGGCCACTGCCAGTGGTTGTCGGGCGAACCGGCGTAGAACCGCAGGTCGTCGATCTCATCTTCACGCGACTCGGCAAGCGCGGAAACGGCCAAATCAAGCCGTGACCTGGCGGTTGCCAGAATATCGGAGGCACTTTTCTTGGGCTTACCGCCGTTTGCCACAGCAGCAGCGGCAACCATGCCAGTTGGGTCAGCCATTCAGGACTCCTAGTACGTGAGGCTCACGCATGACAACGTATTCTTTGCCGCCATGCTTGAATTCCTGCCCTACGCCAAAGTACAGATGGTCGCCCACCTTTAGCTCTTTGCAGTCAGGGCCAGCAGACACAACTATACCCGTTTCTTGTTTTTCTGTCGAAAGTAGCTCAAACATCGGGTGTTTTTCGACGTCTACCTCAATAATCAGGCAGTTCTGCATGGCCTTTAGGGTCATTTTTTGTCTTTCTTAGCCGTTTTGGCCGACTCTTTGAAGTCTTTGGCCGAGGGGGCACCAGCAGCGCCGGGTTTGCGCATCTTCTCGCCGCTACCTGCGGCAATACGCTCGCGCTTGGCGTTGATGTTTGCATAGAGTCCGGGTTTTGTAGCCATGATCAGCACTTCCATCGTTTGAGCGCCGCCTTGGCGCGTTCACCGTCTTTGGCGTTAGCCGCAACGGCACCCATTCTCGCGCAAAACGAGTCTTTGCGCCCTTGATCTGCTTTGGTTTTCGGGTTTGGCGCTGGCGCTTTGAGATTGGAGCCAGTAGCTGCGTTGTACTTCTGGCGGCCTTTCTCAGTCAGGCCCGCGCCCTTGGACACCGGCAGCTTTTCGCCTTTTTTGACGCTTAGAGAGACAGTTTTCTTCGTTGCCATCACGCCCCCATCCATCCGGTTGAGACCGCGCCGCGCTCTGACACGACGCGGCGCTCGGGTTTATTGTACTCACCCCGGCTTGCGACTGGGTATGAGAAGGTCAGCGCGATGGCGTCAGCAGCGTCGGGCGACGCCAAGCCACGGGCTTTCATGTCTTTTTTCGACTCCAGAAAGATTGACCCTTTGGAGTCTGGCTTCATCATAGGTGAGATCAGGTCAGTTTTCAAGAACCTGTCGTTTGGGATGCTGGCCGACTTCAGCCAGTCGCGCATGTCGCCCCAGATCTGCGCCCTCATGTTGCCGTACATGGCCGGGTTGCGTGACTTCCAGCCGAAGTTGACGCCTTTGATCTTGTAGCGCTGCTCTTTCAACCGGTCCACGATGCCCGCCCCCAGACCGCCCTCGTCGATGAACACCATCGCCGGCTTGAACTCTTCGATCGCCTCGATGACGTACCCAACCACCGTCATGGTGTCGTCGCCCCGGTGCCTGATGATGCGCACGATGTCCCGCCCTTGCCTGACGGCCAGCACGGTGGCGTCTGCCCCAAACCGCGCCGGGTCCACCCCGATCACGATTGGCGCGCTTGGGTCTTTGTACTGGGGCCGCTTCATGGCGTCGTCCACCACCAAGCTGGAGATGAACTGGTCGTCGCCAGCGTTCGGGAACTCGCCGTACACCTCGACGTGCGCCTGTGACGAGTCCGGCCCGTATTCATCGATGATCTGTTGGTAGACCTGCTTGTCCGTCCCCTCAACCGTGCGTGCGTCCACCACCTTGGTGTTCCAGAACTCGCGCTTGCTGTGGAACGTCTCGTAGAAGTACCCCGTGTTGCGCCGTGGGTTGGAGAACGCCAGCCAGAACCGGTTCGGGGTGTTTTCTGTAAAGAAACCAGCGGTCACCGCCCAAATGGCGTCCGCGATACCGCTGGCCTCGTCGAAGATCACCATCACACCGTCGAAGTTGTGCACACCCGCGTAGGCGTCTGGGTTCTCTTCTGACCACAGCCGGCCCTCGACGCCCCAGTAACGCGTGCCCTTCTTCAAGTCACGCTCGACCAACTCGGTCAACCACTTGGCCGGCATGAGCCTGGTGGCGCTTACCTCAAACCAGTGGCTGTTGAGTGACATGGCCAGCCACTTGGTGATCTCGGCCCATGTGATGCTTCTGAGCTGTGACTCACTGTTGGCCGACACGATGGTGGTCGAGCCGATGCGTGTAGACAGCATCCAGATCACGATCCATGACACTAAGGCCGACTTGCCGATACCGCGACCTGAGGAGACTGCGTGGCGTAGGGTGTTGAAGTCCAGCTTACCCTTGTTCTGCTTGATGTGATCGCCGATCTGCTGGAGCACCTCGCGCTGCCATTTGCGCGGCCCCGAGAAGTGTTCCAGCGGCGTGCCCTTGACGCCCCACGGGAACGTGTACAGCACAAACGCCAGTGGGTTGTCCTTGTACTGCGGCGACCAGAGCCTGGCCATCAACTCTTGTTCGTCTTCGGCCGAATAGATGGTGGTTTGCATCAGGCGCTTTGTTTATGTGGGGCCAGTCGCGCTTGCAGCACTGGCATGGTCGTAGACGAGGGCTCGTGTGCGATGACGTCGATCACGTCGGCGGCTCGGCGCTCGGCTTCGGCCAGTGCACCAAGAATACTGATCTGTTGGTTGACGTCGACTGTGATGGCCTGCTTGGCCACCCAGCCGTGGACGTTTTGCAGAATGGCCAGACTGGCCTTGGCGTCGCCCTCTTCAGCTGCTTTGTGCAGCTGTTGGGACGCAAGCAGCTCCCCATCGGCGCGGCCTTTTTGTTCGGCCAGCTGCGCCACTCTATCCAACTCGCACAACTGCCGGTAAGCGGTGGGCACCATGCCTGCTGCTAACGCCAGGTTGTCGCCCTTCAACCCGAGCTTGGCTGCGTCGTAGATGCGGTTAAGCACCGCCTCGGTGGCGCGCACTTCATTGATGACAAGTGGCAGTGAATGAAAACTCATAGATGTATGGCCGCGTGGATGCGTGCGTGCATCTTATATCAAAAAATAAAAATTGTTTTGCAGTGTGCTGGTAAAAATAAAAATTGTTGCTGAGCGCT